AGGTAATACCTTTTAAGGAAAAAACCCAATGGGAGTTATGTCCAAAATATAATATTGGAAATAGCCCAAAGGAATAATTTGAATATACAAAAACAAGTAAAAAAAATTTACAAAAACTTTCATAAAATAATGAAAGCAGGAAGAATACAAAAAGTAGTTAAATTAGCTACAAAGTGAAAGAATTTATAAAACTAGGTTAACTAGTCGTATAAATAAAAGTGGTTCGCCGATTATCGGGAACTAATTAACCTTGCTAACTAATAGGAGGAAATAAAATGGTAGTAAGAAATAACTTGAACGTGCCGCGTTCACTATTCGTTGGATTTGATACTTTATTTGAAGACTTAGAAAGGATTCATCAAAGTGCTAGATCTGGTAACGATAATTATCCACCGCATAACGTAGTAAAAATCGATGATGAGAAATTTCTCATTGAACTTGCTATAGCGGGATTTACTAAAGATGATATTGATATCGAGCTCAAAGACGGTATCCTTAAAATCAAAGGTGAAGTAGAAAAAGATGAGCGTGAATTTGCGTATAAAGGCATTTCATCTCGCAAATTTGAGAAGAGCTTCCGACTCTCAGAATTTGTCGTAATAGATGGTGCTGATCTTGAGGATGGAATACTAGTAGTGTATGCTAGAGTAGAACTTCCAGAAGAGAAGCGTCCTAGGAAGATCGATATAGGGTCTGCTGGGGCATCAAAGAAAAAATCTTTTTTGAAAGGCTAGTATCAGCGAACACCCAGTAGGTGTGTAATAAACATTTTTACTGGAGTTTAACATGAGACACATTTATCATTATATGAATAAATATGAAGATGTTAGAGAGACCCTTGCTGCTACAGCTATATTATCAGGAGTCCTAGGTTTAGGACCATTTTTAATATGGCTTAGTGCGATGGGCTATTAACGATTCATTTCATGCGGGGGTAAGAAATTACCCCCAACCTTTTTTTTCAAATAGGGGGTTTACAAACACCCCAAACTGTGGTATAATATACACTTCATTATGGCAAACTTTTATACAAATGTAACACGGCAAAAAGGCTTCATCCTATACCGTGGAATTGAAAACGGCAAAAGGGTCCAAAGAAAATCTAAATACGGACCAACCCTTTTCGTAGCAACAACCAAACCAACTAAATGGAAATCCATTGATGGAAAACCTGTGGCTCCAGTCACATTCGAAAGCATGTGGGATTGCAAACAATGGGTAGAAGATAATTCTGGAATAGCTGGAAGAAGTATATACGGAAACACCAAACACATAGCTGGTTACATCAACGATTATTTTCCTGGTGATATAGAATTCGATAGGAATCTAATTAACGTTACCTCATTGGATATCGAGGTAGCTTCAGACGATGGATTCCCAGAACCAGAAATTGCTTCAAAAGAAGTTACAGCAATTACAATCAAAAACAACATAGACAATACCTATTATGTTTGGGGACTAGGAGATTACGATGTAGAAAGGTCCATAATGAAAACAGACCGTGTCGTTTACACCAAGTGTGAAACGGAAAGAGATCTCCTAGTCTCATTTCTAAAACATTGGTCATTACCTTCTAATTGTCCAGACGTAGTTACTGGCTGGAACGTAGAATTCTTCGATATACCTTATTTGGTTAATAGAATGAAAAACATATTTGGTACACTCGAAGCATCCTATCCGCTTTCTCCATGGCAAGAAGTTACAGAGAAACAAGTAAATAGAATGGCTGGTAGGGAAAAGACATACAATATTACAGGCGTATCCATTATGGACTATCTCGAACTATTTAAAAAGTTTGGATACTCCTATGGTGCACAAGAAACATATAAACTGGATCACATTGCTCATGTAGTTCTTGGAGAAAAGAAACTATCATACGAAGAACACGGATCCTTGCATACACTTTACAAAAACGACTATCAAAAGTTTATCGACTATAATATCAAAGACGTAGAATTGGTAGATCGTTTAGAAGATAAACTTGGTCTAATTACCCTAGCACTTACTATAGCTTATCGTGGTGGGGTTAATTACAAAGATACATTTGGAACTACTTCTATTTGGGACTCAATCGTATTCCGTAAGCTTTGGCAGGAAAACATTGTAGTTCCATTCCAAGAAGATAAAACCAGATCATCCTATCCTGGTGGATACGTAAAAGAACCGCAGGTGGGAATACACGATTGGGTAGTTAGCTTCGATCTTAACTCCCTATATCCTTCCATTATTATGCAATATAATATGTCGCCAGAAACTATATCAGATGGCGAGTATATCAACACTTCAGTAGACCAAATACTGGATAACCCAAAAAGTGTTGATAATCATGGAAAAGCCTTAGGTGCAAATGGTCAATACTTTAACATTGACAAAAAGGGTGTATTCCCCCTCATCATCGATGAAATGTACAGGGAAAGGGTGGAAGTTAAAAAGGAAATGATTAAGTTCCAACAAGAACTACAAAACGTCGACAAGACAGACAAACAAAAAGTTTACAGCTTAGAGAGAGATATTGCTATTAGTAATAACCGACAAATGGCAATTAAGATTCTTCTTAACTCTCTCTATGGTGCGATTGGTAATCAATACTTTAGATTCTTCGATCAACGTATCGCAGAAGCTATTACCCTATCTGGCCAGCTAATTATTCGTTGGGCAGAAAAAGGGATTAATGATTATCTAAACTCTGTGTTAAAACCAGAACGTTATACAGACTATGTTTTGGCTATTGACACTGATTCCCTCTATGTAAATCTAGGTCCACTGGTCAAGGAAGTGAATCCGAAAAGTCCAGTGGACTTCCTAGATAAAATTGCAGCTGAAAAGCTAGAACCTGTATTCGAAAGATCTTACGATGATCTCTTCAAAATACTTGGTGGTATAGAAAATCGTATGGGAATGAAAAGAGAAGCTATTGCAGATCGTGGAATTTGGACAGCTAAGAAAAGATATATCCTAAACGTTCTAGACAACGAAGGTGTTAGGTATAAAGAACCTAAAATTAAAGTTATTGGTATTGAAGCTATCAAATCATCAACACCAGCTGCTGTCCGAGATGCTCTTAAAGATCTATTTAAAGTTATTGTATCAGGTAACGAACAAGATGTTCAACAAGCAATCAAACAGCAAAAAGAAATATTCCATGCACTACCACCTCATGAAATTGCATTCCCACGTGGTGTTTCTAATGTGAATAAATATAAAGAGAATTATACTACACAAGATGGAACAAGAACTTACACCTACACGAAAGGCACACCCATACACGTACGCGGTGCACTACTCTATAATCTAAACAAACAAAAACACAATCTAAAAAACCTAGAAGAAATTAAAAGTGGCGATAAGATTAAATTCTGTTATTTAAAAATGCCTAATCCGATTAGACAAAACGTAATTGCTTTCCCAGACTTCTTACCTCAAGAGTTTGGTTTAGAACAATACATCGATTATGATTTACAATTCAAAAAGACTTTCCTTGATGTTATTGACCCAATACTCGATGCTATTGGTTGGTCTTCGAATAAAGTAGCTACTCTGGAGGACTTCTTCTCATGATATTGTTTTTAGGAATAGCTCCTGGTAATCATCCACCAGAAAAATCACCAACACTGAAAAGAGTTAGGTATTGGATGGATTCTGTTGGTATTAAAGAATATGGTTTTACAAACCTAGTAGATTATAAAGCACCTAAATTAAAGTTATCAGAAATTGATGTAGAGGAAGTAGCAAATAAGTTAAAAGGCTATTCCCACATTATAGCGTTAGGTAATTTACCTAGCACATTTTTAGAAAAGAATTTAGTTCCACATTTAAAGGTTCCACATCCAAGTGGATTGAATAGAATATGGAACGATAAATCTGTAGAGCCTCAGGTGATTGAAAACATCAGGGGGTTTACAAAGCAATGAAACTATGGTATAATGTACCATTATGGAGAAAAATATGAAATTAGTAAGATTATCCTCTGGAGAGGAAGTAATCGGTAAAGTTACAGAGACTCAAAACTCTATTACAATTGAAGACGGTTATTCACTTATTCCTGCAGGAGAAGGCAGAATTGGATTTATGCCCTTTATGGCTTATACAAAAGCAAAAGATGGAATTACTATTCCTAAAAGCTTTGTCGTATTTACGGTTGATCCAATCGATGACTTGGTTGACCAAGTAAGACAAATGGATACGGGAATCGTAACACCGGAGAAAAAAATAGTAACATGAGTAGAAACTGGGTAAAAGATATTCACGATATGCAAACCAAGTATGGAACTAGAGCTTGGATGGAAAATGCTAGTCCAGAACAAATGAAAAGATTCTTAGAATTTCGTGTAGACTTTCTAAGGGAAGAATTAGACGAAACCGAAACAGCCCTAATTAATATGGACTCAGAAGAAATAGTAGATGGTCTAATTGATCTTTGTGTTGTAGCTATTGGAACACTCGACGCATTTGGTGTCGATGCATATACTGCTTGGGACGAAGTACTCAAAGCCAATATGAATAAGCATGTTGGAATAAAAGAAGGTAGACCTAATCCACTTGGACTACCCGACCTAGTAAAACCTGAAGATTGGGAGGCACCGTCACATAACGGAAATTATGGTAAGCTTAACGATATTTGATAACATATACGATAATAAAACTCAAAAAAGAATGGACTATAGTTCTTTTGCAGAGTTTGAATCTGTGTTATACAAACTAGCAGGGGATAGCAAATATCCTACAAAGAAAGAAGCACCTTTAATGTCTCCAGCAATATATCAACCAAATACAACTCGTGCAAATGATAATGTTATTGGTTGGGAAGGTTGGGCAGCTTTAGACATCGATGATTTTGATGGTGATATCGAAACTATTAAATCAACCTATCCTAAATATAAGTATGTTTGTTATTCAACAGCATCATCTACAAAAGAATCCCCAAAATTTAGACTTGTCTTTCCACTTACAGAATCTATCCAGAAAGACGATATTAAGCATTTTTGGTTTGCTTTAAATAAAGAATTCTTAAATGCATCCGACGAACAAACAAAAGATCTGTCCAGAATGTATTATATTCCTAACAAATATAAAAATGCATACAACTTTATTTTCACGGTCGAAGGTGAAGTTATGGATCCAAAAGAAATAATGTCTAAACACAAATATGTTAGAAGGGAAGGGGATTTCTTTTCTAACTTACCAGAAGAATGGCAAAAAGGTATTATGGAATACCGAATGGGTAAACTATCGAATAAAGATAATTATAGTTGGACTGGTTATCAAGACTGCCCGTTTATAAACCAACAACAAATACAAGAATATAAATCTATAACAGGAACAGGTTGGTACGCAAAAATGTATCAAATAATGGTCTCAATAGCAGGTAATGCTATGAGTAGAGGATATCCAATTACACCAAAAGAAATCGAGCATGTATGCAGAGATTTGGATGGAGATACAGGTAATTGGTATTTAAAACGTGATTTCGAAAGAGAAGCCGAAAGGGCAATCGAATTTGTATTTAGGAATAACTTATGAGTAAATTTGGAAAAGCAGTAGATAAAGAAGTAAGATATAATGGTTTAAATATGTTTAAATCATTTTTATATGGTATGGCATTCGGTGCATTATTAATGGGATTACTATTATTACCGTCTACCTTACAAGCGTCAACTAATGAATTTGAAGAAGACAGATATTGTTTAGCACAAAACATTTATTTTGAATCAGCTAATCAATCATTTGCAGGTCAAATTGCAGTTAGTCACGTAGTATTAAACAGAGCAGAAGATTTACAATTCCCTGAAACTATTTGCGGAGTAATATATCAAGCAAAGATGGAAGAGAATTGGAAAGGCAACCTGGTGCCAGTTTTAAACAAATGCCAATTTAGTTGGTTTTGTGATGGAAAATCAGATGAACCTGTTGACTCAGTCACATGGTTAAATTCTATCAGAGTTGCAGATATGGTTTTATCGGGGGAATACCCTGATATAACAGAGGGTTCATTATGGTATCATAACGATAAAGTAAATCCATATTGGGCAGAACATTTAAATCACACAGTGTTGATTGACAACCATTTATTCTACAAATGATTAATTGGGTTTTTGGTTGGATAAGCATTGAGTACTTAGAACATAAGGGAATAATATGTACAGATATAGAGTCGAAGTAACACGAGTCGTAGATGGTGACACAGTTGATGTGGACATTGATCTTGGATTCGGTATGTGCTATAAAAAGCAAAGAGTTAGACTAATGGGTATTGATACTCCAGAGTCTAGAACAAGAGATCTACAAGAAAAATTTTATGGTAAACAATCCAAAAAGTTTTTAGTAGAACTTTTAGAAAATCAAGTGGTAGAATTACTATCACATGACAAAGGAAAGTTTGGAAGAATTATCGGAGAGCTTTTCTTAGAAGGAAATGAAATGAGTGTAAATCAGCAAATGATTCAGGCACATCATGCAGTTCCATATTTTGGTCAATCTAAAGATGATACGGTTCAGGGACACCTATGGAATCGTGAAGCTTTAAAGGAGAAGAAAGGAATTGAGTACATTAGTTGAGGAAAGGTTTGGGATTAATCCACACCTGGAGTTTACATCAGAAGATTTAAATAGTGATGTTTACGATAGATTAAAAGAAGAGACTGAAGAAAAAGCTAAACAGTTTTTTAATAATGAAGCTAGCAGAAGAGGAAGAACTCTAGAGCTAATTGAAAAAAATACTTGGGACGGAATGGTAGCTGAAAAATATCTAATACAAGAATTAGGAATGGCTGACGACCCAGGAATGTGGAGAGATCTAAAAGTCGGAGACTATAGACTTGAAGTTAAAACCTTTTCATCTGCACAATCAAAATACAATACTATCATGCATTTAGAAAATAGCAGAAAAACAAAATACGATCATGTTGTATTTTTCCACAGAAATGGAAACAAATATAAAATGGATTCATATTATACCTACGATCATGACAAAGAGGTATATGTGCTTGAAGAGAATTTCGGAGAATTTTAATGGAAATTACATACGATCCTAAAAATACTATAGTTGATATCGACTATAAAGAAGAAATGCAATCTAGGGATAATATCCCAGAAGATTATCATTGTGAATGCAATTATTGCAGAGACAATTTTTTAGGAGAGGTATATCACACATCTTCTGATAATCACTATACTCAATATAGCAGAAATAGATGGTATGTAGATAAAGATCATCCAAAGGATAAACATATTTGTCCAGGACACTGGAGTGGATATCGTTATGCTGTTCATAAATTTACAAAACCAGGTGATTGGGTTTTAGACCCAACCGTTGGAACTGGAACAGCAGTTGTAGAATCTATGATTTCAGGTAGAAATGGTGTTGGTATAGAATTAGAATATTCACATATTACTAGAAGAACCGTTGAGCTACAAAACAAAACTGAAAGAGCTACTGGAGAAGGACACATATTTGAAGGAGATGCTCGTGATTGTGAAGAGATCTTAACAAAAGAAGGATTCCAAAAAGAGTCTTTCGATATGATTATTAATGGAACACCTTATCCGGTTTTAGGGGGAAGACAATCAGATTCTCCACCAAGAAATTCTCCAAAGAGTCCAACTACAGAAAACATATACTATCAAAATGATAAGAATGTTGGGGTATTATCTGGGGAGAATTATTGGAATACTATTAGGGAAATATATAAATCGTCTATAGAATATCTAAAACCAGGTGGAAAGTTTATAACACTAATTAAAGATCCTACTCAAAAGAAACAAGCTTTTCTATTACATAAAATGGTTACAGATGTTGTTATGGAAAGTAATGATATGAAATATGTTGGATGTTTTATACACAGACACATGCCTTACACTCTCTTTATGAGAACATATTTGAAAATGTATCCCGAAGTAAAGCTTCCATTATTTCAAACAGGAATTGTACTTGAAAAAAATTAGGGGTTTACAAACAATTGAAACTATGGTATAATACACATTATGAATAAAAACAATCAACCTTTAGATATTCTGCGTCAAGCTGCAGAACTACAATCTAAAAAAGCACAAGATTATCAAAATCCAAATAGTCGTATTAAACAAGCACAATATTATCCACGTGGTTGTTCTACTATTTCAGATATTATGCTAGGTAAAATACTTCGCATACAATCTGTTATCGAAGCTATGGAAAATGATAATTCTTACGAACAAAACTTTGAATCTCTCGAAGATTCAGCTATCGACCTAATCAATTATGCAACATTCTTTGTTTCATATATGCGTGGTGGTATCGATGGCCAAGATCCTGATAGAGATTTCTTAAATAGACCTAAGGAGAACAATGAGTAATCACGTACATGGTGCAGATTTAGAAACAGGACTAAGGGGTCTTCGCAAAGCATTATCCGAAAAAGGATATGTAATACAAACAGAAAGATGGCAAGGTGGTACTGACCATCCTGAATTCTTAGAAATATTACACGCAGATTTAATTTGTCCTATGTCTAAAAACGCACAAGAAGCATCTGATCTTTTAAATGCAACACAACCATGGGCAGATACCCACTTTGATGAAAGGGTTTCTGGTATACCATACAATCCACCACCATCACATGTAATGTGGTTAAAGGATACTGACAAATATCTTATGGACAAAGAATTTAGTCACTCTTATCCAGAAAGAATGTGGTGTGATAATACAACAGATGGAATTAGATTTAAATGGGGTAATTTAGATACTGCTGTAGAATTACTTAAGAAAGAAAACACAACAAGACAATGTTATGTCCCAATGTGGTTCCCCGAAGATTTAACAGCAGCATTACAAGGCGAACGTGTACCCTGCACATTTGGTTGGCACTTTATGTTAAGGCATGGATATTTACATTGTTCGTATCATATGCGCTCCTGCGACGTTGTAAGGCATCTACACAATGACTTATACTTTGCAAATAGGTTAGCGTTATGGTTAATAGAAAAAGCAGAACTCGATGCAGTTCCAGGTATGCTACACTTTTCAGCTACCTCTTTACACTGCTTTGAACTAGATAGGTACACACTCGACAACTTATGTGCGGATTCATAGTCGGAAAAAATATAGAACAGGATTTATCCAAAGTAATTCAGCAAATGAATTACCGCGGACTTCCTGAATTTAATGGATATGCAAAGAATGGTTCATATCAATGGGCACATGTTAGCCTACCTTTTACAAATTTAGATCCAGATATTTGTATACAACCAAACAGAAACATTAAAGGCGACCTATCTTTATTTGTTGGCGAGATCTTTAATTGGAAAACACTAGATTCTTATGACTCACAATCCGATGGAAGGTTCATAGCAGAATACTATACTGAACATGGACTACAAGGATTTCATAGTTTCGATGGTTTTTGGTCTTTTGTAACACTAAAAGATCATGAGTTCTTAGCAGCTACAGATTTCTTAGGAATTAAGCCTATATATTATAGAACTGATATGGAAGCAATAGCTTCTGAAATAGATGTGTTATACGGACTCTCTGAGTGTTCTAAGGATGAATTATTTAGGTCCAATACACTTAAATGGGGTTACGATCCTACAGGAAGAACACCATGGAATGAAATCAAACAGGTTCCACCCGGACATTACTATCACAAAGGAAGGGTTCACAAATATTGGGATTGGGATAGAATACCAGTACAAACCGTTGAATATGATCTAAGACAATCTGTTAAAAATAGACTTGGCGGTGAAAGAGAAGTTTGTGTACTTCTTTCTGGTGGGTTAGATTCTACAATCGTTTATAGGTTAATTAAACAATTTGGATATGATGTTAAAGCAATTCATGTTGAAAACCACGAAGAAGACTTTGCAAAATTAGTAACTACAGATTTAATAGATGTTACATTGGATGAAGTCTCTGATGAGGATGCAGTTAGAATACACCAATCACCAGTTGATCTTGGTTCTGTTAAACCACAAATTGCAATGGCAAGAAAGCTAAAAGAATTAGGATTCCATGCAGTTATGACTGGCGATGGTGCTGATGAATTATTTGGTGGTTATAGAAGGGCAAAAGAATACGATAGCCAATATTCGGATATGTTTTGTGAATTACCCTACTATCATTTACCAAAATTAGATCGAACAATGATGGAGTCAACAATAGAATTGCGTGCACCTTTCTTGTCTCCCAGAATGATAAAGCACGCTATGAATACACCATACGAACTCAGAAATGGAGAAAAGAAAGTTTTAAAAGAAGCATTTAAAAGTATCGTTCCACAACCTATATTAGATAGGGATAAACAACCACTTAAAACAGATGCTATAAGAAATAACCCAATGGAACAAAGAATGAAAAATGTAGAAATATGGAGTATGTTATATGAATAGAGATTGGGATTCGAGATATATGAGATTAGCCCAAGAGGTTTCTTCTTGGTCGAAAGACCCATCTTCCCAAATTGGAGCAGTAGCTATTGGGGATAAGGGACAAGTTTTATCACAAGGATATAATGGATTTCCAAGAGGAATACATGACCATATAGAAAGATATACTAACCGTGAAATTAAATATGATTATATAGTTCATGCTGAAATGAACTGCATATACAATGCATCATATAACGGAATATCTTTAAGAGACTCGACTATATACGTCTATGGATTACCAGTTTGCAGTGAATGTGCAAAAGCTATCATTCAAGTTGGTGCAAAAAGAGTCGTAACGAATACCGTAAATTTACCAGAAGATAGATGGTACAACTCCTGCAAAAAAGCAGAAGATATGTTTTTAGAAGTAGGAATAACCTATGAATATTTGGGGGGTTTACAATCCTGATGTTTTATGGTATAATATATAAATTATTAAAAAATGGAGTGATATATGCCAAGTGTGGATTTAAGACCTCGTAAGAGGCATCCAAGAGATAAACGTCCGGCAAGAGAAATGCCTTTTGACGTTGCTCTCAGAAAGTTTAAAAAAGCCTGTGAGAAAGCAGGAATTGTTCAGGAGGTTCGTAAAAGAGAATATTATGAAAAGCCTGCACAAAAAAGACAGCGAAAAAAAGCTGAAGCAATTGCTCGATGGAGAAAAAAAGAAAAATCCATGGAGCTCAAACCGGAAAGGAGATACTAAATGTCTATAATGGATAAACTTAAAAAGAATAGTAAAGTAAAAGATACTTCTATTCTAAAGGACTCTGTATTATTTGCAGAGAAAGATATAATTACAACTTCAGTACCAATGGTCAATGTTGCGTTATCTGGAGATATTGATGGGGGTTTAACTTCTGGTCTTACTGTTTTGGCAGGACCAAGTAAACACTTTAAAACATCTTTTGCCCTACTAATGGGTTCAGCGTATATGGAAAAATACAAAGATGCAGTTATGCTATTTTACGATTCAGAATTTGGTTCACCACAGAACTACTTTGAATCATTTGGCATCGATACATCTAGAGTATTACATACACCAATTACAGATGTAGAACAACTCAAGTTTGATCTAGTTGGTCAATTAGAAAATCTCGAAAGGGGTGATAAGGTAATTATCGTAATTGATTCAATTGGTAATTTGGCATCTAAGAAAGAATTAGAAGATGCACTAAATGAAAAATCGGTCGCTGATATGTCGAGGGCGAAAGCGTTGAAGGGGTTATTCCGAATGGTCACTCCTTATCTTACAATGAAGAATATACCCCTTCTCGCAGTTAACCATACCTACCAGGAAATGGGATTATTTCCAAAAGCAATCGTATCTGGTGGAACTGGTATATACTACTCGGCAGATAATATCTGGATTATTGGAAGACAACAAGAAAAGAAAGGTACACAAGTTACAGGATATAATTTTGTAATCAATGTAGAAAAATCCAGATTCGTAAAAGAAAAATCCAAAGTCCCAATTGGAGTATCATGGGAAGGTGGAATTGAACCATATAGTGGATTATTAGAAGTTGCACTAGCTGGTGGTTATGTAACTAAACCAAATGTTGGTTGGTATGCTAGAGTCGATATGAAAACTGGTGAAATCGAAGATACTAAAGTAAGAGAAAAAGATACACTTACTAAAAAATTCTGGGATCCAATATTTAAAGATACTGACTTTAAAGAATTTGTAAAAACATATTATTCAGTTGGTCATAAACCACTATTGGATATAGATTTGGATATTGAGCAAGAAAATGCATAAGATAACAGATAGCGACTATACACTAGTCGAAAATCCAAATCATCCTTTACATGGAGTAAAACTACTCACTGGAGAATATAAAGATGTGATGGTTGTATACGGTACTGTTTCTATAAAAGAAAGCCCAGAACTGGATATAGCCACACTCGGTTTTACATATACAATTCAGGACCCAGCAAATTTTGCGATGGATGAATTAGAATCAAGCGAAGAGTTCAAGGATTATCTTGGTGCGATTCTACAATATATAATAACAGATAGTTTAGACTATGCAGAAGAAAATAACTTAGGAGTTATAGGAATTGGAAATAACGAATCAACTACCGACCCACATACTGAATCATCTTCTGAATAATGAAGATTTTTGCCGTAGGGTCATACCATATCTAAAAAAAGAATATTTCGAAGGCGTACATAAAAACGTCTTCGATCTAATTGTTCAATTTGTTGGTAAGCATAATAAACTTCCAACATCAAAGGTATTACATTTAGAATTAAAAAAGGTCAATGCATCAGAAGACCTACTAAATGCTTGTGCTAGGTTAATTGACGAAATAGATTCTAAGTCAGATATTGATACAGAATACTTAATTACCGAAGCAGAAAAATGGTGCAGAGATAGATCCGTATACAATGCGATTATGGAATCTATACAAATTATTGATGGAAAGGATAAAGAAAAAACAGAAGGTGCTATACCAGAAATACTTTCCAACGCTTTAGGTACTTCTTTCGACCAACAAATCGGTCATGACTATATTGATGATTCCGATGAAAGGTTTAGCTTTTATAATACAAAAGAAGATAGAATACCATTCGATCTCGACTACTTCAACAAAATAACAAAAGGTGGATTACCAAGTAAAACATTAAATATTGCTCTTGCTGGTACTGGTGTTGGTAAATCTTTATTCATGTGTCATTGTGCAGCATCAGTACTCAGTCAAGGTAAAAACGTTTTATACATCACAATGGAAATGGCAGAAGAACGTATCGCAGAAAGAATCGATGCGAATATGATGGACTTACCTATCGAACAATTACAATCTTTACCAAAAGAAGTCTTTTCTAGTAAAATATCAAAGATCGCAAAAGGTGCAATTGGTAAACTAATCATTAAGGAATATCCAACAGGTGCTGCACACACTGGGCATTTTAGGGCATTACTCAATGAATTAAAACTAAAAAAGAACTTTATGCCTGATATGATTTATATAGATTATTTGAATATTTGTGCTTCTTCCCGCATGCGTGGGCTCGGTGGAAGTATAAATAGTTATTCATACGTAAAAGCTATTGCAGAAGAACTGCGTGGCTTGGCCGTAGAATTCAATGTACCAATAGTCTCTGCTACGCAGACTACCAGGTCAGGATATTCAAATACTGATTTAGGGCTAGAGGATACATCTGAATCATTTGGTTTACCGGCAACGGCAGATCTCATGTTTGCTCTGATATCTACAGAGGAACTTGATGAACTAGGTCAAATGCTAGTAAAACAATTGAAGAATAGATATAACGATCCAACCAAATTCAAAAGATTTGTAATTGGGGTAGATCGTTCCCGCATGAAACTATATGATGTAGAGGAGTCGGCTCAATCAGACATCATGTCAGACATGACGCCAGATAAGCCGGTAAATAAGTTTGGTGAACGCGAAAGTAATGACTCGTTTGCTGACTTCAAAATATAGAGGAAAAAATATGGATATGTTAAATAACGCAAAAGCATGGCTATTAGCAAGATGGGCCGAAAGAACATCTTGGGACGGTGGAGTCATCGTTGGACTTTCACTAGGTTACTTATTATTAGGTGGACTAGTAGATTTAGTAGCTTGGTTAGCCCTTGCTTACGGTATTTACACTTTTATAGCAAAAGAAGTATAATAACCTTTTATAATGATTCATGGGGGAGTTGAGATACTCCCCTTTCTTTGTTACAAAATGTCACGAAATTGTCACGAAAAAAGGGTTTACAAACCCTCTCTATTTTGGTATAATACTCCTATAAATTTTTAAATAAGGAGTAAAAATGTCAAACGAAATTAACACACAAATCCTCGAAAGGATTTCCGATGAGGTTAATGATATGCCAATTCAGCACGTTAAGTGGGAATTAGGCGATAAAGCTGATCCATTCACGAAGGTTGATACTCTTAGAGATATGTTAGTCAACCAAAGATTCGAAGAATGGCCGGAGGGACCTCAATAATGAAAACACTATCTAGAAGAGAACAAGTTTTGCTAGACCCATTATCAGCTAGTAAAAATGAAAAGCTTACCGTTAAATTTGA